TAGAAACCAACGGTACCGTATTTGCTATCTGCACTGCTGCTGCATTTGTTATAAATCCCGGAAATTCAGTTACTGGATTTAGCAATGCTTTACAGGCTGGAATTAATTTATCTTCCACCGCCAAGATCAATGGCAGTATTACAGGTAATGCTGCTACAGCAGATCAATTATCTACCGCAAGATTGATTAATGGTGTGCCATTCAACGCTTCATCTAATGTCACGGTAACTGCCAATACCACTAATCTATTGAAAAAAGGCACTTATATTGCCGGCTCTGATTTCAACGGCAGTTCAGAAACCACATGGAGTGTTGATGCAACATCTGCTAATGTCATAGGCAAAGTAGTAGCACGAAATTCAGAAGGCGGCTTTTCAGCAGGTACTGTCACAGCCACCTTTATAGGTGACCTCACAGGCAATGTCACGGCTTCAACAGGAATCAGTACATTTAACATTGTACAAGCCACTCAATTTATCGGTGCTACTCTGTCAGGCAACGCAGCTTCTGCCACAAGATTGGCCACTGCACGAACCATAAACGGCGTAAATTTTGATGGATCTAACAGTATCACGGTACCGGCCAGTGCAGAAACATTAACAGGAAATGCTATTAATAATTCTGTGACACTGAGTGGCTTGACACAGGTAGGTACATTGAGTTCGTTGAATGTCAATGACAGCGGAATATTTGTAGGCAGCGGAAATCAACTAAGAATGTTCGTTGATTCTAGTACTCCAACAATTAGATCTGCCACAGGCCGTCTGAATTTTGATATGGGTATAAGTGGCCCAGATGTTAACTTTGTTGATTCGGCAACTTCCTTGGGACTCGGTGGACCAAATGCTCCAGCGATTATAGGCGATAATACAACTAATCTTGGTATAACAGGATACAAATTTGCAGGGGTGTATGCCGACAACTTTTTTGGCAACGCCACCACAGCTACTCTAGCAACCACAGCTACAAATCTTCCGGGTGGAGGACTAGGAGCTATTCCTTATCAATCAGCAGCAAATACCACTGCTATGCTAGGCCTTGGATCTCCAGGAACTGTTCTAACAGCACAGGCCGGTGGGCTGGCTTGGCAGGCGATTGCACAAGAATCTCTAACTAAAGGTAGTTATTTGAATTTAATAAACACCACTACTAGTGGTAGTTTAAGTGTATTCAACGGCAATCTTCCTGCGACAATTTCAGTAGATGCTACCTCAACTAATACTGCTAGTAAAGTTGTAGCACGTGACGCCAGCGGCAATTTTGCGGCAGGCACTATTACAGCTAATTTCGTAGGTGCGGTTACAGGTAATGCTTCTACCGCGACACAATTACAAACTGCAAGAAACATCAACGGAGTGTCATTTAATGGCACACAAGATATAACAATCATAGCCACTGATGCTACCAAAGTAGCATTAGCTGGCAGCACCATGACAGGATATCTAACATTGGTTGGTGCTCCTGTGGACGCAAATCACGCTACCACTAAAACATATGTAGACAGCAGATTGCCGCAGTATACTATTGTCAGCGGAGCACAATATAGCACATCGGGATACACAAATCAGGTCGGATCATTCAATGACGGTGCAAACTTTTTTGATGTGTTTCCTCCAGCAGGTAAAAGTATGGCAAATATTGTAGCATTTATTCCGTCTATCCATGTGGTTCATTATGCAGGTGGAGTCGATGGCAATGATTCGATTAGATGTACATATTCTTATCTTGGTGATAGGATCAGAGTCTACGTGCAGAACACAGAACAACGAAGCACCCCGGCAGCAAACTATTTGGCCATTTGGAGTTAATCATGCATTATGTTTGTATAGAAAATAATCTAGTAGTTAGCGTGTTAAATTATCAGCCTAATGTGCCGAGTTCTGTTACGATGATAGAAATCACAGATGCACAAGCTGCCCAAATAGCAGCGCAAACACATTATTTTGATGTTGTTAGCAGAACTGTTACTGCGGTCGCAGCTGGAGTTACAGCACAACGAGCCGCAGATGTTGCCAACGGACAAGAACGAGAATTTTTAAACAGCACAGATTGGAAGATTTTGCGGCATATTAGGCAGAAAGCATTGAATATCGCTACCAGTTTATCAGATGCAGAGTACATACAACTTGAACAGCAGCGTGAAGCCGCAGCAGCTCGTGTAGTATGACAGTAATAAATACAAGATATTAGGGGTTAACAGAATGGCATATGAAGTCAATAAATTTAACGGTGTGTTTTTAACGTCGGTAGCTGACGGCACAATCGACACCACTACAGATCTACGACTAGTAGGTAAGAATTATGCAGGTTACGGTGAAGTACAAAACGAAAATTTTGTGCATCTACTAGAAAACTTTGCTAATACCACAGCGCCTCCTAAATCTGTTACTGGGCAAATATGGTTTGATACTGCTACTAAAAAACTCAAATTCTATGACGGGACTAGATTCAAAGTAGCCGGTGGCGCCGAAGCCAGCGCATCCGCTCCCAGTGGGTTAGTAGCCGGTGATTTTTGGTGGGACACGGGTGCCAAACAACTATACACATATACTGGCACAGAATTCACCTTGATCGGGCCGATATCCAGCCCGGATTTAGGCACCTCAACTATCAGTCCAGCAGTGGTATATGGAACCATTAGTACCGCAGAAGGCCCACACACTATATTAAAGATTATATCAGATAGCAAAACCATAGCAATAGTTAGTAAAACTGCGTTTACACTTGACAATAGTAAAAATGCCATAGATGATTTTACTGTGGTTAAGAAAGGAATTACATTAGCTAGATCGCAGACTGGTGTTTCCACTGACGATTTTACCTTTTGGGGCACATCAAGTAATGCAGCTAGACTAGGAGGTTTCACAGCCGATCAATACATCAAAACAGGTGAAAGCTCATTTACGTCAGAAGTTAGTTTCAAAGATCCCGGTCTGCAAGTGGGTGATGGCAACGATCTAAGAATCCGTATAGAAGGTGGCAACGATGTCGTTGTCGAAAATCGTCTTGGTAACGACATCACATTCAGAATTACAGTTACGGAAACTACAGATGAAAGAGATATAGCTGTTGTGAAATCAACAGGATTAGTCCCCGGAGTTAGTGGTGCTTACACGTTGGGATCTACAACACTAGCATGGAGCAATGTTCACGCTACTACATTCACTGGTTCTTTGGTAGGTGCGGTTACAGGCAACACCACTGGCAGTCACAAAGGCAACGTGTTAGCCAATGACAATGATGTTATGATCAATGCTGCTACCAAACAGATAGGGTTTGCTGGTGCTAATATTGTAGGAACTTTGACTGGATCAGTGACTGGATCAGCTGCCACTGCCGCAGATGCCGGCACTCTAAACGGATTAGCTTCCAGCGCCACGGTGCCAGGCTCAGCAATATCTACAATAGCTATACGTAATTCCAGCGGCAACATATTAGCCAATCAATTCGTAGGAATAGCAGACAAAGTAGATCGTACTTTTATTGACCGTACTGATGCTAGAGTTGATCCAGCATGGGCAGATGGCACTGCTAGTACCCAGTACAGAACTGCTAGACTCTCAGCCACTGCTTACAGCATAGCTGCAAGAGATGTCAGCGGTAACATTACAGCTAATATCTTTAATGGCACAGCCACAGCTGCTCGATATGCTGACCTAGCTGAAAAATATCTTGCCGATCAAGAATACGAAGTCGGCACAGTGGTAATGGTAGGCGGTGAAAAAGAAGTCACTGCTGCAGATGTTAACACCCGTGCTATTGGAATAGTATCTGCCAACCCAGCTTATATGATGAACAGTGAGTTACAAGGTGGCACTTACATTGCTCTAAAAGGTCGTGTACCGTGCAAGGTATATGGTTCAGTTAGAAAGGGCGATCGGTTAGTAGCTGGTCCTAGAGGCGCAGCGATTGCAGCACACGGCAATTATGCCAATGTATTTGCAGTGGCATTAGAGTCAACAGGTTCAGACAGCATTAGCGTAATAGAAGCATTGGTGTTATAATGACTTTAGGAACCAACGTCTTTGCTGCACAATATGTAGACATACAAAACAAAGCAGAATCAATGATTGGCACAGGCTCTGGCACACTAGGCTACGGTCAAACTGTGCAGAGTTCAGATGTGTTCACCGGCAACACGATTACCAAAGCACAATGGGATTTATTACGATACGATATTGTTAATATAAGACTGCACCAAGACGGAGTAGTTCCAAGCATTGTAACAGTAAATGTTGGAGATCCTATTGGGTTTGGTGCAGCTGCACCTAATAGTAATTATGATACTCTTTTAGAAACAGCTCTAGCAAATAGATTTAAAATAGACGGTTCACAATCTGTTATATCTTCTAAAGGCACAGCTACTTATTCTACAGCGTGGTCAACTTCTGTTAGTCTTACACTAACAGCTACATTTTCAACCAGCGCCCAGGCTAGATATTTTTTCAATAGTGGCGGTAAAGTTAGATTGTCAGCATCATTAACCGGTGGCTCGGGTTCTCAGCAATATAATGCATGGGTGCAATTTCTTGCTTCGGCAGGCATACAATCTTTTGGCGCCGACACTAATCCTCTGATAAATTATTACACATTAACTAACAGTTATCAAACCTATTATCAAGGATCTTTAAGTACTGCATATTCTGCTAATTTCTTTAGATTAGAAGCCAAAACAGATGTTGCTGACAACTCTACTGGCACAGCCACAGTACTGACTATCCGAGCAACATTAGCCGACGACTATGTAGATCTAGGACCACCGGCGCCCGGTGACAGTGTGGACGGAACGTTAAGCATTGACGTGACTGAACTCAAAGCATCTGGTAGCTTATTACCGTCCGGCTCTTTTGCTATTACTAGCCCGGTTTATTCACTTTCAGCTATATCTGGCAGTTGAAAATTTAAATACACGATAATTTAAGAGACAATACATGGCTGTAAATGACAAAATCACCGCTACAGATTACAACAATATCAGAGGTCCGCTTGCCAATATTATAGGCACAGGTACAGCTGATTCTGGATGGGGTCAAACTGTGATTAGTTCTGCGGTATCAGAGGGAACCAAAGTCACAGCAACTCAAATTACCAAGCTTCGCAACGATATTATCAATGCACATACCCATATATTTGGTACAGCGCCTACCCCAGTGTCTGTGGCAGAAAACGATGTGATTAAATTCAACGCCACAACATCTCCAGTATCCAGCTATACCGCATTAGTTTCCACTATCAATGCCAACAGATTTACAGTAGCAGGCAGTCAATCTGCAGTGCAGTCATATGCCCCATCTTCGACCACCTGGCCTGGAATATACGGAACTAGCTGGACCAGCCTTATTACCTGTACAATCACAGCCACGTGGCCTACTGCTGCCGCCGCTAGGCATTTTTGGAACAGTGGTGGTCAACTGAGAATCACAGCTTCTCGTTCAGGCGGCACAGGTAGTGGTCAGAACAATGCTTGGACTTCAATTCTAGGCGTAGCCGGTACACGCACATTTGCTGCTCAAACACCTTCTGCAGGGGTAGCTCCTAATGACGGACAAAATTGGTTTAGATGTTCCAACACAAGGCAGCTATGGTACTCACTATCTGGATCATCCCCTTATGGGTCAAACAGTTATAAAATCTATGCTAGAACCACCGATGCTGTATCTAATTCTAATTCCAGCGGATCAGCTACCCAAGGTGAATGGCACATAGAATTTGTTGACAATTATGTAGATCCAGGTCAACATCCTTCAAATCCTGTGCCAGACTACACTGATTCTGTAGACGGCACGTTCACAGTATCGGTATCAGCCTTGTATGCCACCGGCATACTCATCCCACTAGGCACAGGAAACTTTGCTGTTACATTACCAACCATTTCAACCAGCGCCATAGCACCGTAAATTTTCTCAAGATAGTTATCGACCACTAAATAAAGTGCGCAGATAATCAAGGAGAAAACATGCAAGAGCAACTTCAACAGGCTCTGGATTTTGCCAACTACAAGCAAACATTTTCAATTCAGAAAAAAGTCCTTAAAGAAAAAAATGCTGCCAAATTAACTTTTGGTTTTCAGGGCGGACTTTTTCACATCAATCAGACTCTGTTAACATTTGTAGAAATCTTAATCCTCAAAGGTAGAACTACAGCAGTGGTATTGTTAGATTCTAATCAAAATCCTATTCTTATCCCCAATCTAGAAGAGTTTAGAGATGAGATTTTTTCTAGATACTTTGAAGCCACTAACGAATATTTTGAAGCTGATCAAAGTCTTAAAAAAAGTAGATCTGTTGAAAAGCTATTAGCACAATGACCAAAGGTATTTTAATCTATGCTCATAATAATAGGTCAGTGGATTACGCTCTGATGAGTATTGTGGCTGGTGGTCTAGCTAAAAAACAACTACAAGTACCTGCTTCCTTAGTCACTGATCAATCCACGATTGATTGGATGCACGAATCAAAGATATACGATAAAGCACAAGAAGTATTTGAAAACATTATTATCGTACCAAGGCCTCCAGCAAATAATTATCGTAGACTGCATGATGGTGTGGATCACAGCACAGTAACCTTTATGAATGGCAACAGATATTCTGCCTGGAAACAAACTCCCTACGATAGAACTCTGATGATAGATGCAGATTTTTTTATATTTTCAAAGACTCTTGGAGAATATTGGGATGTCGACAACGATATATTAATAGGTGAAAGCATCAATGACATTTATGATAATAACAGGCTGGGCTACTGTGACAGGTACATATCAGAAGTAGGAACTAAATTGTATTGGGCTACGACTGTGATGTTTACAAAGAATTCGTATACTAAATTATTTTTTGATCTTGTTCAGATCATACTAGACAACTACCAATACTTCGCTGATACATATAGATTTGACTCAAAACAATATAGAAATGACGTTGCATTCAGTATAGCCAAACATATTTTAGATGGTTTTGAAAACATAGATACACTAAGTTTACCGCCAGTCCTAACCCTGTTAGACAAAGATATACTACATGATGTAGATCAAGATAAACTCACAGTGTTGGTATCTCATAAATTAGATGCAAACTTTTGTGCAGCCACTCTCAAGAACACAGACATACACATCATGAATAAACAGAGTATAGTAAGAAATATCTCAAAATTAATGGAACTTGTATGAAATTTGGTTATCTAATTATAGTAGCTGAACACGATACCATCGACTATGTGCAATTAGCTTATGGACTGGCATTGAGTATAAAAAATACACAGCGCCCGGGGTTTGATCAAGTTGCATTAGTCATAGACAACAAACAAAAATTACAGAATATCAAAAGCGATTGGGTGTTTGATCATGTCATAGAATGGGATCAAGAAACATTTTGGGACGGTCGATCGTGGATGGATCAACTTAGTCCTTTCGATAACACAGTATGTTTGGACGCAGACATGCTGTTCTTGAGAGACTACAGCCATTGGGCTGAATATTTTATCGAAAACAGTGAATTATATATCGCAAACAAGAGCTTTACCTATAGAGGCGAAACAGTTACTGATCAATACTATCGCAAAGCATTTGTAAAAAATCAACTACCTAATCTTTACAGCTTCTATACGTTCTTTAAAAAGGACAGCGAGTTAGCTAAAGAATTTTTTAATCTTGGTAGAGACATAATTAAAAACCCTGTGGAGTTTGCTAATATGTTTTTATCAGAACACAAGCCTAAGATACTAGGAACAGATGAAGCATTTGCTCTAGCTGCAAAAATTTTGGATATCACTGATGTTATATCCTATGATTTAGATTTTCCTCGAGTGGTGCATATGAAACCTATGATTCAGAATTGGCCATGGCCTGCAGATGCATGGAGTGATCATGTGGGATTTTATTTGAATAACAAAGGGCATCTAAAGATAGGAAATTATCAACAGCAGGACATTGTTCATTATGTTGAAAAAGATAAAATGAATCGTGAAATGATTTCGATCCTCGAGGAAATAGCATGGAAAAATTAATTGATTTTGATCAATGGTATTTGAATTATAAATTACCGCCGGTACAGTTTGTAGCTGTATTTGATCCAAATACAGGACTAGTTTTAAGTGTGGGACCTAATCATGCATTTGTAAATGAAAAAAATAAGATTCCTATAGACAGTGAATTGGCTCTATCTATAATAAATGCAGAAGTAAAAATTAGTAATTGTGTAGTAGATATTAATTCTAACACTGTAGAAATAGCTGAAATAAAAAGTGTTTTTAAAATTGACGATGTATTACATAGAATCATCAGCAAACAGGATTCTGAATTAAAACTGCATGATGTTTATCTCAAACATGATTCAAAAACTAATTGTCTAAAGATAGAGCTATCTGTGGAATACGGTGGTACTAAAAAATCACGTGCCGGTCTCAAAAAACGCAACATAGTTTGGGACGGTGATACTGAGATGTTGTTTTTTATCACAGACTACAATGATCCAAATGTACTTTTAGAGACTGTATCTGTAAAAATCAATGAATTATTAGGTACCGCAAAAATAATACCTAACATTAATTTTACTAAATTTAGTGTATACACTAGACGCATCTTTAAGAAATATGTGATTGAATACAAATGAAAATAGTAGAATTTGATATAGTGTTTTTGAGTTATGATGAGCCTAATGCAGAATTGCATTATGCTGATCTAGTTTCTAAAGCTCCTTGGGCCAAACGTGTTCATGGAGTAAAAGGCAGCGACCATGCACATAAAGCCGCAGCAGAGTTAGTAGAAACGGAATGGTTCATAACTGTAGATGCTGATAACATAGTAGATGCTAAGTTCTTTGATCTTGATTTAGATATGAAAGACCCTAAGATACAGGTCTATGGTTGGTGCGGCCGTAATGCAATCAATGGCCTTCGATACGGCAATGGCGGATTGAAAATCTGGAAGAAAGACTTTGTTCTCAACATGAAGACGCATGAAAATTCAGAAAGTGATCGAGGGCAAGTAGATTTTTGTTGGGAAGACGGATATCGCAATTTCCCTAGAGTCTACAGTGAAAGTATTATTACGGGAAGCCCGTTCCAGGCATGGAGAGCAGGATTTCGCGAAGGTGTTAAAATGACCTTGCTTGACGGAGTTCGAGTTCCTGCCCAAGAAATAAAACAACGTATTTGGTGGCACAACATACATAGACTTCGCATGTGGTCAACGGTGGGCGCACACGAAGAAAACGGTCTTTATGCGGTTTACGGTGCAAGATTAGGTACATGGATGACTAACTGCACCGATTGGAATTATGTTGATGTGCGTGATTTTGAAGTTCTTAAAAACATATACAACGAAAATGTCCTTCACGGTAGTTTAGAAGCAGATATAAAAGAACTAGGTAATAAATTAAAAACTCACCTAGGATTAGATTATCCGTATTTAGATGCAGTACAGAGCAAATATATATTGGACCTGTACGAAGAAACTATTAACCTTAACGCAACCTATTATCAGCAATGTACGATATAATTTTTGTAAGTTATCAAGAACCTACCGCGGATAAGAATTTCGAAGCACTGTCTAAGAGATTTCCTAGAGCACAACGAGTACACGGAGTTAAAGGCATACATCAGGCACACATTGTTGCAGCTAAAACTAGTTTTACTAAAATGTTTTGGGTAGTTGATGCCGACGCTGAGATACTAGATAGTTTTAATTTTGATCATGTAGTACCCAAGGAAGATTTAGAATGTGTGCATGTGTGGCGTAGTAAAAATCCTATAAATGGATTAGAATACGGGTACGGTGGTGTAAAACTTTTACCTAAGGCTCTTACTCAAAATATGGATGTATCTAAGCCCGACATGACCACGAGCATTAGTTCTTTGTTTAAGGCCATGCCAGAAATCAGTAATATCACGGCATTTAACACAGATCCTTTTAATACATGGAAGAGTGCTTTTAGAGAATGCTGTAAATTAGCTAGCAGAACTATAGATAGACAGGATGATAAAGAAACACAACAGCGATTAGATGCGTGGTGTGAACTAAATGATGATGTTCCTTTTGGGTTTTATTCTTACCTAGGTGCTGAAGGCGGAAAATCTTTTGGAGAGCATAATAAAGATAATCCTCAAGCCCTTAAATTAATTAATGATTTTGATTGGTTACAAACACAATTTGATGCAGCCAAGGAAAGAATAAGTGGACGATAAGGCTAGAATACAAAAGTTCATTCCTATTATGAATGAGATTTCGCCTACGTTCTGTATGGCCAAATGGCACCATACGACTATCTATTTGCAAACAGGCGAAACACACAGTTGCTATCATCCAGCACCTCATAAAATTCCCTTAGATGAGATTATTATAGACGCAAGTGCGTTACATAATACCAATCAAAAGAAACACGAACGGTTGGAAATGCTCAACGGTGGAAAACCCAAGGGCTGTAATTACTGTTGGAATATTGAAGCTATGGGTGACGACTACGTTAGCGATCGTAAAGAACGTAACTCAACAATCTACACAGATCAAAGATTCCAACAGATCAAAGATGGCGATTGGGATCAAAACATTAATCCGCAGTATATCGAAGTTAGTTTTGGCAACGAATGCAATTTTAAATGCGGATACTGCCATCCTAAACACAGCAGTGCCTACTACAAAGAGATTAAAGATTATGGTCCGTACGACATGGTTAAAAATCATCGCAATGACATCAACTGGTTTCAAGTTTATGAAGAAGAATCCAATCCATATGTAGCAGCATGGTGGCGTTGGTGGCCCGAGGTTAGTAAGACCTTAACTATTTTACGCATAACTGGCGGAGAACCATTATTACAATCTAGTACATGGAAATTGTTAGATGACCTAGCAGTTAATCCGTTACCCGATCTTGAGTTAAACATCAATACAAATTTTGGTGTTAAACCGATATTGATCGATAGATTAGTAGAAAAAATCAATAACTTAATTGCCAACGGTTGTATCAAAGATTTTAAAATTTTCACAAGTATAGATACTTGGGGAGCGCCTGCAGAATATATTCGTACAGGATTGGATTTAACAGTGTGGGAGCGTAATTTAGATACCTACCTAACAAAAACACAGTTACCTATAACATTTATGATAACTTTTAATATACTCACAGTGACTAACTTCCAAAGCCTGCTAGAAAAGATTTTGGAGTGGCGTGAGAAGTACAACGGATTTGAACAAAACAAATGGCAGCGAGTGCGCTTTGATACACCTTATTTGAAAGAACCCCTGCAGTATGATATGAATATTCTGCCTAAGGATGAGTTTATGCCTTACATGGTAAGACATCTAGACTTCATTCTAGCCAATTTAGACGATAAAAACCGCAGTAAATTCAACGACTTAGAGTATGCTAAATTTGAAAGAGTTGTAAAATACATGGAATCAGCTATCTATACCCCAGAAAAGCTGTTAGAAGGCAAACGAGACTTCTTTAATTGGTTTACGGAATATGACCGTAGAAGAGGAACGAATTTTCTAGAAACGTTTCCGGCTATGAAAGATTTTTACCAGCAATGTGCGTTGCTCTAAATTGTTTGATCTTATCATACAATGTATCATAGGGTCTGGTAAAGAATAAATTTCTATTATGCTCGAGAATTGGTGTATATTCATCGAATAGTTGTTGAAGTTCTGGAATGGATCTAGACAACACTTTCTCTACACTTTTCGCGTACATCTCCCATCTAGCGGTATCATCGTCGACTTGATCATACGTGTAAACAATCCAGTCCGGTAATATAAATCCGTACTCACGTATGTCCGAGATTAATCCAGAGTATCCATAAGGCAGTATAAAATGCCCTTTAATTAATGGGTCCCAAGTTTTTTCTGTGATCGTTTTTGTGGTGGTGCCTGTAGTTATAGTTTCTATGTAGATACTGACATAGCTAGCATTATAATAACGATTAGCCACTGGTAACCATGTCCCACCCTGACCGCCTAGAATATTACTGACCATTGCTGCTTCTTCGGGTTCTAACGCCAATCCTTTTTGAGGATCACTGATAAATCCGTTACGAGAGTCTAATAATTTTTTCAGTTGAAGTCTTGCAAGAATTCTTGGATGATTGATAGTTTTTTCATCATCGTAGTATATCCTATTAGGAGATACAAACTGCTTTAGTTCTCCTTTTTTCTCAATGGCTGTTAACGTATACATATTAGATGTAGTGCCCCAAGTCCACGTTCTTTCATTGAGATTGTAATTGGTATAATCAGTGAAATAACATTTACTACGATTCCATAGTATATCATAAAAAATTTGATTTTTATTTTCTCGATTGGAATGAATGATTACTACATTATCAGTTAACTGCTTCCACAATTCAATCTGATAATCGTGTGATTGTTTTATATCTGTTGCTGTGTCGATGTGAAACAAACTGATAATCACTATGGTCTGATTGGTATAATATGGACGTATGCAATCTATCTGTTTCTGTATTTCTGATATGCCGTATTTGGTTAATACTGCTATGACTTCAGCATCACGCATTCTATCAGTGAAAGTCCATAGCTCTTCTTCTAAATCAAAGGGGAGAAAATGTGCCTGGTAGCTGGCCATTAATTCATCAATAATGGGACGCCTATAAATTTTCATACAATAGTGTGTGGCTCAGCCTGTTTGATCAAACTCTCTTTCAACAACACCTTTAATACATCGTCTGGCAGTTCATATATAGCAAATCTTCTCTTCATTTTTTTAATTTGGCTGTGAATGAAATTATTTAAATTGGTATTTGAGAGTTGTACTTTTTCTATAGTGCTATTTTTAAACTGATGGTTAGGAAACATCAATTTTAAAAAATCTAAATGGTCCAACGGTGTAGCATGTCCGTCATCGAAGTATGAGTCAAACAATAATTTTTGAGGTTTAAATTTATGTAGATGAATGTCATTGTGCCAAAGAACATTGAAAAAGCTCGGCATATCTAAAATTTCTTTATACATTTCGCATATCTGTATATAATGATTTCTTACATTTTCGGGAACACCGTGTTTTTCATTTAAATCAAAATGATCCTGCAATTCACACATTGAGAAAAAATGATGTTGACAGTTAATATTCTGTAGATATCCTTTGGTTAAGGTCATTGTTGCGGCGTCTCGGATTAAGTATCCTAAGGGATCAGCCCATTTCTCAACATAGTCACTGTTATAAATGTTTTGTGTGTAGATATTTCCAGGAGTGGCCCACTGTCCGTTATGCCATCTATCTTCTCTACACACATTGGTCCAACATATCATAATTAAGTCATCAGCGTTAAATCTATGTATAGCATCGGCCTGCGCAACCATATTAGCAATAAATTGATTACCCGCCCCTGATTGTCCGTAGTTATAGAATGGAATATCTAAATCCTCTCCTACTATCTCTGGCCAACAGGACCAGAAATACTTAGTGAAACTACACCCAAATGCAAACAGTCTTTTTACTGGTCTAGTGATCATAAAATATATTTTTAAAAAAATGTTTGAATTTTATTCTACTGTATTTTTGTTCACACATAGTTTGATAGTTGTGCAACAGTAGTTCAGTATTTTTAAATCTCCACTCTATCTGTTGATCTCGAGACATGGAATCTAATTTAGAGCAGGTATCGATCACCGCAAGTAATAGTTTTTTATATCTCAGTATATTATCTGGTTCGGAATCAAAATTAAGATCAAACCATTCATCATACAACTGGTATCCTAATTCTTTTAACAACATGTTTGAACCTTGCTGACCGTAGATCACAAAAGGTTGAAGTTGTGAAATTGGTCTAAAAGTTTTTTCACTGAGAAACAACGCAGTGCCGTTATAATTTTCCATCTCAGTTTCGTTTACAATTTGAAAAATAGTTTGATTATGAATATGTTCAAACGGTGTATCGATGGCCCAATTTATATTAAAATTAGTGTAGTCTACGGTTCTAGGTAACGTTTTAAACCATCTTTTGATCTGTTTGTCTGAGAACGTGTCTAAGGAATGATGCTGTTTCCAGGAGTCGAAATGTATATTTCTAGATATTCTATCATGACTGATTAACCCACGTTGGCTTATCGATTCTTGGCACAACAAAAATGTTGCTGTGGTTCTATATTGTCGATTTCGTCTACTCAGGCTTGAAAAATATTTGTCTTGGTAGTTAGCCTCTACATTTTTACGAACATCTGCGACATACTGATCTTTTTCTTTAATGGTAATCATTACCATTTCAAATGACGGGAATGAAAATACACGCAGTGGTGGTCGATTATGAATAGCGCAATACTCTTGCATATTTTTCTCATCTTGCAAGTTTGCAGAAACAAAAATAATCTGTTCAGGGCTTACATTATATTTTTTACAATTATAGTATAGCATGTCAAAAAATGGCTGCTGATAGATTGGACTGAATCCTTCTGTGCTGGCATCAAAGATAAAAAATATTTCTTTTTGTTGTAGTTGCTGGATACATTCTTGAGAAACATATTGAAATATGTCGGCGTCTTTGCGCCACTTGCCATATTGTAATAGGCCATGTACGTATCGAAATTTTTTCGATTCAATGCCTTCTTGGTTTAAAATTTGGTCAACTAATATAGTGAAACAGGTGTGGCTGGTGTTGACCAAATAGTCATTGTCTTTGAGAGAATTTAAAATTTTAGGCATTAATATATGAGCAATAAATAATCTGAGTATTTATTAGGAGCATTCAATGCAGATCGGATTTATTGGTTTGGGTAAACTAGGACTACCCTGTGCAGAGGCCGTCCTTAAAAAAGGACACAGTGTCAGTGGCTACGATGTTAGGCTCGTGGATCCTACTATGGTTAACATTTGTAAGACAGTAAAAGAAGTTGTACAAGATAAAGATATTGTTTTCATCGCAGTTCCAACACCACACGATCCAGAATACGATGGAAGAGCGCCTACTGCACATCTTCCATCCAAAGACTTTAATTACGACATCGTTAAAGAATGCTTGATAGAAGCCAACAAGTATATGACCAAGAATCAATTGTTGGTTCTTATATCTACAGTGTTACCAGGAACTACTCGTCGAGAATTCACTCCATTGATAAACAACACTAGATTTGTTTATAATCCTTACTTGATTGCCATGGGTTCTGTAGCATGGGATATGGTTAATCCTGAGATGATTATGATTGGCACTGAAGATGGTTCTGAAAACGGTGATGCTAAACAGCTTGTAGATTTTTATAAGACTGTTATGGAAAATAGTCCTAGATATATTGTAGGAACCTGGGACGAATGCGAATGCATTAAAGTTTTTTACAACACCTTTATAAGTGCTAAAATTGGTCTTGTGAATATGATACAAGATGTTGCTCAGATTCAAGGAAACATAAATGTTGATGTTGTTACAGATGCGTTGGCTAAATCAACTATGCGAATTATGGGACCGCAATATATGAAGGCAGGCATGGGCGATGGTGGTGCTTGTCATCCTCGTGATAACATAGCATTGCGTCATCTGGCAAAAAATTTAGATTTAGGATACGATTTATTCGATAGTATCATGAACGCCCGAGAACTCCAGGCAAAGAATTTAGCTAAAGAATTGGTCAAACACGCCAGTAAAAATAAAATGAATATTTTTATTCACGGTAAGGCATACAAACCGGGTGTTGAGTATTGTGACGGCAGTTACAGTTTGCTAATCGGCTATTATTGTGAAGAATTAGGATTTAGACCAACATACATCGATCCGTTAACCGGCGACTCTGTTGGCAGTTGTTATGGTGTTGTGCTTTTAGCTCATAACAAAAAAGTCACTTATGAATATCGAGGATTTGAAGAAAAACAGACATTGTATTGTAACATAGAAAAAGGGTCAATTGTTGTTGACCCTTGGAGAACTTTTGTTTCAGAAGAATATGAAGTTATTCATTACGGAAATACTAGAAAATATTTTTAGATGAATCCGTTATATCTTTCTTAAGTCTTTCTACATCGACTTTGAAATCTATTTTTTTGATTTCGTCTTTGTATTCTTGAAGTGTACTAATTAACACATCTGCAATTCCTTCAGCAGTTTGTGTGCCTAGTTCGTGTTTGACATCGATCTCCCATACTCTGCCATCTGTAAAATCTAATCGTACCGAATCCAGGTAAGCCACAGGCATGGTGTTCATGTAAAGATCTTCAAAAACCTCCGGCCATTCTCTCACAAGATGGCGTGGAGGTTTGAATAACGGATTAGGCATCAGCAGTTTCTTCTACCTTTTTGACTTTCTTGACTGTGGGATCGAGATCTTCTGCTTCTTTACGTAATCTTGCTGCTTCTTTGTACATAGCATCAGCTTGACTGCGATATGATTTTGCTAGATCCTTGTCAGTTAGCGCAGTATCACTTGTGGCCTGTGCTCTTACTGGAGCAGGGATATCAGAGTCAACTGCGGGTGTTGCCTCTTTAACTTCTTTGACACCTGTCGGCGCACCCGATACAAATGTGCATAGATCATCTATAGTGCAGTTCTTCTGTTCTGCAATCAACGTATTGAGATTAGCCAATAGCACAGTGTCATTTGTAGTTGGAGTCATCATTACGGAATCAGTAGGAACTTTGATCAGTCTACTATCAGCTTGCATTGCCCGCAACATAGGTCTGCCATCTGGGAATGGACGTATGTGCATAATCTCACCAAACTCAAATGCATCTTGAGCTTGATCAGTTTCTACCAAAGTCATGATTGAATCATGATATTGATCTGGCAGTTGAGCCACAGGTAATACTAGAGCCATATTTGACTCTCCGGGTAGAGTTCTAAACACCACCAGTACCTTGGCACCTGTGTTTTGAATTCTGCCTATGTGTTTAAGACTTTTCATTTAGGCTTCCTTTTTAGATACAGCTTCAAGGAAGGCATTTAGTTTGTTGAAACTTTTACCAACTGCTTCCAATTCTGCTGCTTTGAACGCTCCTCTGCTTGTTGCAACTTCGATGATATTTTTTACGGCTAGCAGATCGCTGATATTTAAATCAGGACCTTGTGCTGCTGGTGTATCTGTTGCCGCAGGCGCTGCTTCGGCTGGTGTCTCTACGACTTGATCTTTAACTTCTTCTGACATTAGTTTCTCCTTAGGTGTGGGCATGCAAGCATGAAATAGGTTAATTCTTTTTGATCTTCAAATCCTACAAAATGAGAAGATCTAAGATTCCCACTCTTGTCCAGAGCAGGTTTTTTGCAGATATAATATCTGCCCTTGAGTTTGATCTTGATCCAATCTTCAATACCTTCAAATATTTCAGAATCTGAAATATTCAATTCAGTGAAATGTGGAGCCACAGTCTTGAGCTTGCGCTGTTGTAGTACGTCCATTGGATTAAGGTCAAACATAGTGAAAATATTTATATGGCGTGATTAATCGGGGGTGGATTCTTGGCTAAGTCTTTTACTCATGGCTCTATTGTGCCCTAGCTTTCTAACATCACCACTGAGTAGATACAGTTCAAAAGCAGCTTTTTCTTTCATTACTATAATGTGTTTTTTATTGACAAAAAAAGGTGAATCAATATAGTTATCTAACCAAAGCAGCACCTGTGGGGTAAATGCAAATTCTTTAGGAAACTCTATCTTGTAAGTTTTTATTTTAGCATATTCTTCAATAAATTCCAAGGCCTGGTCAGTCAATCTTAATCCGCCTTGTGACTTATTTCTAAAACTCCACCACCACACAGCTTTGTATTCTTTAATATTTTTTTCAGTAACGGGTATTTCTGCTGCCTGCAAGAACGCCTTGGTATAGGCATCTTTATTCATATCATTTAATCTCTTCGCCAGTAGTGAGTTTGAAAACTGCAAAGTCCTTGGTCTTGAATAGCCTATTCAATTTCTTGGCAAGATTGTGTGCGTGACCGGGATTTGAAAATGAAACTTTTTTATATTTCGGTCCAGGATAGCTGGCTACCAGACTACCGCTTTTGAGATTGAATGGCTGGCCGTTATAGAACACAGCCCAGATAGCTTCGGAGTCAAGGATCTGCTCGACCTTGTAGGTTTCTTTACTAGCGTATTCTAAAAGAATTTTTGGCTTGGGTCTGCTCATATACGTGTTCCTAATTAACCACGTATATATTTATGTTTTTTTAGAACTGACCGCCGTCGAATTTAACGTCTATTTGTGTAGTAGATTCTTTGATTAATGCCAGCATTTGATGTATCTCGCTGATGGTTTGACCTAATTTAGATGTCATCAGTGCCAGTTCTGTAGTTAAATCACGTGCTTCTTGTAAACTAATTCGTATTTCTTTTTGTTGACTGCGTTCAGCTACTTGAATTCTTTGAAGTAGTTTCTGTATAGTAGATAATGTATTTGGCAAGTTATTTTGTGACATTGGCTAATACCTGTTTCATTTCCAAGTCAGTCTTGAACGGTCCTTTGTAAGCATATCTTTCAAGAGTAATTTTTTTAGGACAAAAACTTTTAACCCATCCTTTTTCAAATTTTATACAGTAGTACCCTGCACAGTATAGGCTCTTAGAATCGCTGCTCTTTGTGAATAGAGGAAGTTTTTTACGAATGTCAAACATGGCATTGTGCGGCTCGGCACTGGTAGCATATCCATGCACTTCATTAGGTAATGATGTGTCGGCTTCTTTAACAATCTTTACCGTGAAGAACTTTTTACCAAATTGTTTAGTTAAACTATCTTTGGTCTCATAAATCTTTACACCTTCTTCATTGCTCATAAAAAATCTATTGTCATCATCTTTTCTCAGAGTAGCAATCTTCTCACCATTCGATTCTACGATCCAAAATTTATTTGCTATGATAGGTTTAGCATATATGTCTGTCATTGTGTTCTCCCAACAGGTATCTGTTTTAATTTCACAGGTGTCATCATACTGACAAGGTTTGAGTTTCATTGGTGTATCTCGCGTTAAGTGGTTCTGCATAACTCTGTGCCTGATCAGCAATCTTTTTCAAATCCCATAGATTACAGAACTTGATTAATCTTATACCAACTTGACTCACATTCTTTTGTTCAGCGGTAGCAGTAGTAATAGTGTTTACAATTATCTCTTTGATATCATCAGGCTGATGACTCAGGTCAATCAGTCGACGATTGCGTTCATAATCTTCTAGCACACGATGTTCTACACCATTGTGGTCAGACCATCTCTGTAACATGAGATTGTTCCACGCATATCCTTTGCTGTTACGATCTTCGAACGCTTCAGTAAGACCCACTTTTTTGCTTGTGCCTTTAGTACGTACACCCGGATACGCTGAGAAGACATTATCACTGGTATCACCACGCATGCATTTTTCGAACAACAGCCATTCTGGGTTGGGGGCCGGCTTGGGCTCTTGTGTTTTCTTGTCAATGATTGGCTTGCCTTTGTCATCAAATATTCCTTCGTGCGTGATAACATGTTCCATGACACCGTTGTACTGTGTGACATTAGGTGCGATCAATTGAACAAAATCTGTGTCTGTGCTGATGATCACGTGTTTGTCATGGGGATGTGTTTGTATCCAACCAGCAATTAAATCATCTGCTTCTAACTGCGGATTTTGTAACACAGTACAGTTGGTCTTTTCTGCGATAAAGTCTTTGAATGTGTCAAATGCTTCCCAGAAGATT